CGCTCACAGTTCCTCTGATATCTCCGGGTCTGACGGTTCCCGTATTGCGTTTGGGAGGTTCGATCCCTCCCCGATAAGAGCAGCCTTGAGCTGAACCTTAGACAGAGCAGGCAAGGAATCTATCTGCTTGCTATTGGCCGTAAGCAGACTGGTGATCTTCTGCTTCTTTTCCTCTTCAGTGAACTTAGTGCTATTCGTTATCTTCGCAACCATAGACCTAATGCCTTCCAAGTAGCCGGGGAAATCGGCGTAACCTTGGTAGACAGTGCCGTCTGAGAGAAAGAGTGAAAAGGGATGGTCAGGCTTCTGCGCTTCTGCAGAATCGTTTGCAGAAGGTTCTACAAAGACTGCAGAACCCATGTCTTTGACCTGTGGTTGTGTAGGTATGTCCTGCACTTCCTCGGGCGTATAGACGCCCAGCACGACACCGGGAAAGACCGTCCTGATACCTTCCGATACAACCCTTGCTCGCATCATGGCGCGTGGATATGCTTTCCAGTTGTCTTTGTCAGCCAACTTTGCTGACCTCGCCATCTCGATGGTCCAGGTGATCTTTGCCGATCCACCGGATGGATGACTAAAAGTGGCAGTCACCTCTTCGTTGGTGAGCACGTTCCACTCGACCTTGCCCCCCTGCTGCTGAAACCGCGCCATCATGGTTTCTGCTTTCAGGGTTGGTCGACCTTGGATGATGTGATAGTCACGAGCGGCGAGAGCAGGATGATATCCCTCTGCCTGGGCGATCAACATCAGAGCAGTTGCCTGCTCGACTGTCTTCATCCCAAATAGTTGTGATTTAACGACAGCATTAGCCATCGTCTGGATTTGATCAACGGTTATTAACTGGCTCATGTTCAAGTCCCTCTAACATAAGATTGGCATATTCAGAAGCTGAGTCCCTGATCATCTGCTTAGACTGGTGATGATAGGGATTCTCTCGTTTGATGATAAATGCGGCCATCGCAAGTGCTCTGTACAAGTGCCACACATCATCGTCATTGACCGACTCTTCATTCATTTGATAAGGAACCTTCTAGATCCGGGAACCTCCCGGACAAACTGATCGTACATCTGAGGATAGGCTTCCTTGAAAGCAGTGGCATCAAACTTCCTGCTGCCTTTAGCAGACTTCCAAGTTGCCAACACACTACCATCAACAGCCGTTAGAACGTCCCTGTCGCGCATGAAACGCATCACTGCGAGCTTGTGCTGCTCCTCTGCGTCTTCGATGCTCTTACGCTGTTCTGTAAGGCTAGAAAGCCTAGCAAGGATAGATTCAAGTTCAGCATTAGCAGTAGCTACAGAAGCCTCAGACTGGGGAAACAGCAACCTTGCCTGCTCAATAGTCTCAGGTTCAGGTTCTGTCTTAGATGCAACATACCCCCACCACTTGGCACACCACTTCACATGGTCAAGCATCATGTCAGGAGTGACATCGACAGGAATTACTTGTAGCTCCTGGCCTCCCAGCAGGACAGCCAGATAGACCTTGCTGATACCGTGGACTGTAGCCTCGTGGATACACTGGATACGATCAGCGTCAGGCATGATCCCGGACTCATCGAACTTCTTTCTTTGTGACCCGTTGTAGTTCTTGGCCTCGACTAGGAAACTGCCATCAGCAGAGATGAAGTCGAAGTGAGAACGTAGCCAGGGTTCTTTGGGATGTGACATCGCATAGTCAGCGTCCTTCAGCTCCACTTGCAGACGGTCCTGCACGAGCCTGCCGATCACTGGCTGCATCACATGACCCATCTTGACGTTCTCCTTATCGGAGATGTCTTCAGGAATGATCTTGCCCTGCTTAACTAGGATAGCTTCTGCTGCACGGCCATTAGCGGCCATACGGCTATCACCTGACCACCAAGCACTGTTGCGGATCTCTGGGCTGAAGTCACTCATCATTGATCTCCTCTTTCGGTTCCCAGAAAACAGCCGTTTCTCCACACTTTCCCTCACCAGGAGTCATAAGGAACATCCGTTGGTTGTAGGCGTAAGAGTAGAGTTTGGCCCCAGAGACTGGGTGAATGTTGAAGAATGCAGCGCACTTAGCTAGTGCGTAGTCCGGGTCCCCATCGCGGGGCAGGAGATGTTTGCAGTGGATGCACAGTTTCATAAGATCACCTATAGATAAGATTAACGAGAGACACGACTAGAACAGAAAAAAAAAGGAGTGTCAACCCCCTAGAAGTCTGAATGCTGTTGCTGCCACAGCAGGAACTTGTCCGTTCCCAATGGCTTTAAGTCTGTCCACCCTGGAGGCCAACCCATCATCCACTCGGAAAAACTTTCCGGCAAAGGATTTCCAGTCATCAACTGATACGAGGCTGACAGCTTCGCCCCAAACTCTGTGCCTGTAGTCTGGCTGATCCTTACGAATCTCTGGTTTTTGTAGTGAACCGTGTTCGACTTCCCGCCCTTGCAATCTGATGCCACGGGAGTTGGCCAGAATCCAGATCCTGTCTCTTCGGTGGGGAGCGCCGCACTCTGCTGCTGATACAACACCCCATCTTGCATCAAACCCCATTTCGGACAGGTCTCCAAGAACTCGGTGTAATCCTCGAGAAGTGAGCATTGGGGAGTTTTCCACATAAACGTATCGGGGTCGAACCTCGCCAACAATTCTAGCCATGTGTGACCACATTCCGGATCGCTCTCCTTCCAGGCCGTCTCCACCTCCTGCTGTTGAGATGTCTTGACAGGGAAATCCTCCAGAAACGATGTCAACACGTCCTGCCCAAGGCTTTCCGTCAAAGGTTTGAACGTCATCCCAAATCGGGAAAGGCGGGAGAATGCCGTCATTCTGTCTAGCGGCAAGTACGCAAGCTGCGTAGGGTTCCCACTCGACTGCACAGATGGTTCTCCAGCCGAGGAGATGTCCTCCGAGTATTCCTCCACCAGCGCCTGCGAAAAGAGCCAACTCATTCATATCACCTCTACATATATAAGATTTAGACAATAGTATATCCAAGGTGGTATGACCAACCACCCCGCCCGTAGGGCCACACTTGGAGCTCTACCAGCGCACGCTTGACGCCAGATTCACTCACACCAGACCTGAGACCACCCAGGAGGGCTAGTGCTTTTGCAGTCGCTCTGGAACGCTGCGCGGCTCGCAGAGGGTGGTAATCCCTGGCCGATGTTTCCTTCCCTGCCACCCATTTAGGTGCACCGCTAACGCGAGGAGTGCGGTTGTGTGGGCGAAAAAAAAGACTTACTGCTGCACCCTGTGGTAACCCCGGCGATGGGGAGGATGCATGAGTAAGTCTTCTCTGTCGCTTACCACGGCAACAGGGTAAACCCTAACACAAAAAAAAACCCAGTACAAGGACTGGGTAGAACTGCCTAGGTGGCAGAGAGGAGAACACAACGAACAAACCTTACTTTACACCATAAATTGCAATCTGCTTGAGCTTGTGGACAACGTGATACGGCCTGCGTCCGACAGTGCAGAGGTCTCTACCTTCTCCGTACTCTACGAACGTAGTTCCAGGGTACTGACATCTACCCTGCTTGATCATCTCACTCTGATATTTGAAGGTGCAGTCTTCGCAGTACTCATGACCGCCAGAGGGTGGTGACATCCGGGCAGAGTGGACCCACTCCAGATACTTGGCGCGAGATGGAAAACAATCAGGGGTCATAGAACCTCCAAGATGGAACTCAGGTGCTTGATAGCGTCATCTACTGCCAGTGCTTCTTCCCGTGGGGTCACGGGTTGAATCATCAGAATGTAGTGAGCAGAGTCAAGGGCACTCAGGGCCTTCAGCAATACCGGCTTCATGGCCTGAAATGCTTCCTGCCTGCCGAGCTGGTAGTAGTGATCTGACGACTCGTGCATGACCTGCCTGCCGAATTCAAGAACCTTCTGCTCTACTTCTTTCTGGGGATATTTAATCCCTCTCCAGATCTGCATCATCTGATAGTCATTCATGATGGGTTTCTCCTAGTTTCCCGATCGGTAATGGTTCTTCTGCATCTACGGGCTTTTCTGCCAATTCTTCCCGATCGGTAAGGGTGGTGTATGGGGTCTCTGGTTTCAAGTCTCTGATGATCTTGGGGAAACCATCCTCGAAATAAACCTCTTTAATGATCCATTGTCCTCTCATTCTTTGTCCCTCCCAACCAGTAGCACGGCACACACGAATGCAGTAACAAGACCGATAGCGCACAAGTGGCGATCATCTATAGCTGCACCAACTATTCCGAGAGAGAATGTGGAGACTAAAAGCACTTGCAATATAATATTGGGGTTCATAATATAAGATTCCTGATTTTACGGGCCTAGATTCCGGATCACCCGGACCCAGAATCTAGACTCTATGCGGGTTAGATAGCGTACTGGGACCTATCAGCACCATTGATCCAACGCGGGGTCTTGCCCCTGCCGGACCATGTGGCGCCACTAGCTGGGTCTCGATACTTAGGGGACACCTTGTTCCCAGGCTTAGGTCCTGACTTAGCCTTGGGAGACTTATCCAGTTTCAGGTCTTTATCAGTGATCCCGTAGGTGGAGATCATGACACGCACAGTGTCAATTGTTTTCTGTCTCTCCTCGGCCTTAACCTGCTCTGCTTGCGCCAGGATCTCGGCTGCTTTTGCTCTAAGTTCTTCGTACAACATACACTCTCCGATGGTAATGCCCTGAAAAGGGCGGTAGAAGCCTCTCAGTGAGGCGAAAAGGGTTCAGGTGAGGCTACCCTACCTGCAAGGATCAGAATCGCTTGTAGGGCTTACCAGAGGGACGGCTATAGGTCGAGATGTTCCGTCTTCCATAGTGGCAACAACTCGAATGTCGTCACCTTCCCGTGAGATGTGCCACACAACTGGATCACCATCCAGCAGCAGGTCCAGCAGCTCTTGTGCAGTAGGATTTATGTTGCTCATAATGGTGACCAGATAAGATAAGGTGAGAAGATTATGAGGTGGAGGTTATCCCCCTGTCAACTGAAACTTTTTATAATTCTTCCTGATGTTGGTTAGCCATGGCATGACGATAAGTAGAAACTCTCTCAGCGAACGAATGAGGATCAATCTCGATAGACTCTATCGTCTCCGGGTAAACCCCCGAGAACAAGGCCTCCACTAGTTGCAAACAACGGAACATTCCTTCCGGATCTATATCAAACGGTTTGTCTAGACGGATCGCCCATGCATTAGCCAGATTCTCATAATTGCTCATTGCCATACCTCTTAGTAGATTAGATTACGCTCATCAGTACCGGCACTACCGGTAGACCCTCTTTCGAGGGTTTCGCGTTGTCAGCAGATCAGTAGTTCCAAGGCTTCGCACCCAACCGCTTGGCCGCAGCTTTTGCAGACCGCTTGTCAGCATAAACTCTGATGCTTACCGTACCGGCACAGATATCATTGTTCACAGACACGATCAACTGATAACCCGCTTGAACTTTGAAAATATGAGCGTACATGGCAACTCCTAGATAAGATTATCTGACTAACGCTAGTCAGTGATCACATAATGCACTACCGATTATTACCTGTCAACCGATAATCCTTTTTTTTTACTAGGTACTTTCCCTAATGTACATCCATACAGTACTTACCTGTCTCTACTGTATAGTGTCCTATATATGTATATAGGTAACTAGGGTAGTGGTCTATAGATCTAGTCCGACACCAGTCTGGGGTATTGGCAGGGTGAATGCCACATCTTTCGTTCTTACGTTTCGGGACAATCTTCTTACACGGGACACATGGGACACTGCTCTGCTCTGCTTCCCTGCTCTACGCGCTCACTAGCTGCCGCTCCACGCCTACGCTCGCACCCTGACGCTGGCATGGGATGGGGCTCTACCGATCAAGCCGTGCTACCATTCACCGATCCCGTGGCGCCATGAGGTGGGTCTTGACCCCCGTGTGTGCGTGCACCCAACCGTTCTCCCCCCATAGAAAAATCCATGTCATTTAATCTAGCTCAGTTCTACAAGTTCTGTAGTGAACTTAAAATAGAGACTAAGGAACATGGTCTCAGGAAGATGGATAGGTTATTAGGTACTCAGACATATATTATGGATGAGATAGCTAAGGGTCTACAGGATGATATTCATTTCTTTGTGATATTAAAGGGTAGACAGTTAGGGATAACTACCATCTCTTTGGCATTAGATCTTTACTGGCATTTTGTACATCCTGGATTACAGGGTACATTAACGACAGATACGGAAGAGAACAGGGATATGTTCCGTAGTACCTTGTCTATGTATATAGATGGGTTACCCAGAGAATATAAAGTACCTGTTATTGCTCACAACAGAAACCACATCTCGTTGAAGAACCGTAGTCGGTTGTTTTATCAGGTGGCTGGATTGCGTTCTAAGGGGTCTCTGGGGCGCGGTAAGGCGATAACGTACTTGCATGGTACTGAGACATCCAGTTGGGGAGATGAGGAGGGCCTAGCGTCTCTCTTGGCTTCTCTTGCTGAGACCAATCCTCAGAGGTTGTATTTATTTGAGAGTACTGCTCGTGGATTTAATATGTTCCACGATATGTATGTGACTGCTAAGAAGGCTAGAACTCAGAGGGCTATATTCTGTGGTTGGTGGAGAAATGAGCTTTATTCTGTAGAAGCAGAGACAGATGTTTATAAAGTTTATTGGGACGGTAAATTAACTGGGGAAGAGAAAGAGTGGGTGAAGGACATCAAGAAGTTGTACGGGGTGGAGATCAACAGCAGGCAGATGGCGTGGTGGAGATGGAAGCTGCACGAGGGGATCAAGGACGATGCGTTGATGTACCAGGAGTTTCCTCCTACGGAAGACTACGCATTCGTGATGACTGGTACGAGCTTCTTCTCAAACTCCCGGTGTACTGACGCTGCCAAGAAATCTAGGCAACTACATCCGGAATGTTTCCGCTATGCATTCGGGGCAATGTTCCAAGACACTGATGTCTTGAAGTCAACAGAAAAGTTGGGGACGTTGAAGGTCTGGGAGCAGCCTATTGACACGGCCTATTACGTCATTGGTGCTGACCCTGCTTATGGCTCATCTGATTGGGCAGACCGATTCTCCATCCAAGTGTTCCGGGTCTATGCCAACGGGATGGAGCAGGTGGCCGAGTTTGCGACCAGTGAGATGAACACCTACCAGTTTGCGTGGGTGATTGCCCACCTTGCCGGTGCGTACAAGAACTCAACTCTGAACTTGGAAGTCAACGGTCCTGGTCAGGCGGTGATCAACGAGATGCGTAACCTCAAGCGTCTTGCTGCCGCGCAGGGAACGTCTGGTCACGGCATCATGGATGTTCTGGGATCTATGCAGAACTATATCTGGCGTCGTAACGATACGATGTCTGGGTTATCCAATTCTATTGGTTTCCTGACTACGAGTCAGACCAAAGAACGGATGTTGACCTACATGAAGGATTACTTTGAGCGTGGGTTGATGGACATCAAGTCTATGGACCTGTTAGACGAGATGAAGGGCATCGTTCGTGAGGGCGGGTTTATCGGTGCGCCTGGGCGCGGCAAAGATGATAGAGTCATTGCCAGTGCCCTTGCTGCTGTGGCATATGCCGAGCAGGTTCAACCCCGATTGATTGCCATGAGATTGACAAAAGAAATCTCTCATGCCCAAGAGAACCAAACGCCAGAGCAGATCGCTGCTGGACGTAACGTATCTAATTATCTAAAACGTATCGGAATGTACGGTGGCTCTACACACTGATCTCACAATCGTATCTATCCACGGCCACACTGACGGTGCTGCCGCTATCCCCAGTCTTGTTGAGAGCCTTGCCCAGTTGCCCGGAAGCCGGGGTCTGCTGATTTCTCTTGAAAGACCTCCTTCCTTGCCAGACCATATTGCTTGGAAACAAACAGCACCGCTGGACTACTTCCAATACTCAATGTTCTGTATGTACTGCCTACACTCGTACATTGAGACAGAGTACTGCTTAGTAGTACAAGACGATGGTTGGGTTATCAACGGGGATAACTTCACGGGTGAGTACTACGAGTACGACTATGTGGGCGCACCTACTCACATGGGCATCTTGGGCGACCAAGCCATGTTCCACTTCTCGTGGGTTCATGTGAAAGATCCTATCGTTGTCCAGAACGGCGGGTTCTCCCTGCGTAGCCGCAAGTTCATGGAAGCCCCTGCCAAGCACGGTGTTGTACACAAGTTGTATGGCCAGCAGCCGTTCATCAACGAAGATGTCCAGCTCTCAGGCTTGCTGCGTCCTCAACTGGAATCCTTGGGCATTCGGTATGCGCCGTTGAACATTGCCAAACACTTCTCGATTGAGTACATGGGTCCAGGCCTACACGATGACATTGACCTAGAGCGCCTTGTCGGTCACCATGCACCCAGTAGAAAATTGATCGGCCACAAATCTATTGCCATCAGAAGCACAGTAGAAGAATGTGATAATGTCTTTGGTGAACTGGACTTTCTGATGTTCTTGCAAGACAAGGGCTACAAGTTTGAATACCGTAATTCCTAAAGAAGAACTTAAACTCTTGGTGGGACGATTCCTCAAGGATAAGCAACGCGGTATTTCTCTTCAGAAGTTTGCTGACCTCTGCGGTATCTCAAGAGAATTCTTGGCTGACGTGTTCATCTACGAGAACGCACCCATGAGCGAGACCACCCAACGCCGTGTCTCTTCTGCTTATCAAGCGTGGCGGGAAGGTCGGGTGCGCGTCATGAGGAGGAAGGACCAGACCCAATATGTTGACTATCGCAAGATCCCAGAACCTGCTATCTTCCCGCACATGGGGATCGTGAACTCCCCTGACGGATTCAAACTATCTATCGGCCCCCGTAATCGTCACGATTACTCTTATCCTACCTTGGACGAATCATGAGCGTACTTCACGATTATCTTTGCGCGTCTCACGGCCTCTTCGAATCTTATGAGGCAGAGTGTCCTATCAAATTCTGCACAGCAGAACTCAACATGGTTTTTCTAAAACCAGTTGCACTCAAATCAGATAAAACCAAACAGGCTGACCGTCAACTCAAAGGTCTTGCCCAAGACTTCAAAATGTCAGACATCAAGTCCACCCGCTCTGGTGACACCCAAGCCGGTTACCATCAACATCAGATTCCTGAAGAGCCAGAAGTCAAAGAGGCTCGCCCAGGCGATGCCGCGATCTGGGGTGGGAACTTCCAGAACATCAATATGCAAGCAGCACTTGCCGGGAAAGTCGCCCAATCCGTTCGCGGTGAGTCCGTTGGAGTTAACCCCAAAGACGCTGGCAATTTGACCGGACCAAAAGCCGCGAGTTACATTGCTGACCATGAGAACTTGGCAATAACACCATGAGAATCCCGAGCGATCCGGTAGAACGAGAAAACTTCTATCTAGACCTCATCCACAAGTGCAGCGTCTCCATGCCAGAGCGTCGCACCGATTACGGAGGTCTTCGCTCGTGGTATCTGTTTGGAAACGGACCGGACGAAGCACCGGCCATGTACAACAAGATCTTTCCTCACATAGATCAGTTGTCATCCTTTCTCTACTCTGCCGAGACCACCCGATTCTCTATAGACTTGGGTGCGGCAGTCCCAGATGAAGAGCAGGCCAAACTTCCGGTCCTCACCCGAGCACTCAACGATGAATGGCTAAACAGCAATGCTGACCAAGTATTCTCGACAGCGGTTTCATGGTCGCTGTGCTACAACAGCACCTTTATTAAACTGGTTTATCGAAACGGTATTCATCCGTATCTCGTGGAACCGGCCAGCATCGGTGTCCTGCGAGAAGACACTCCATACACCGACAGACAAGAAGCAATAATTCAGACTTACTACATCACGAAGTCTGAACTCTACAACCGTCTTTACAGCCACCCGCAACGGGAAAAGATCGTAGAGCGCGTGTCGTATATGCAGCACGAGCGCACCGAAGTTGCTAACGGTGTGCAGCGCATTATCATGAGC